AGAAAATGTTGATGATGTTGAAGACCTAATAAAAGAACAGGAAAAGGTGACAGGAGCGAATAAAAAGTTAAAGACTCTAAACAAATATAAGGGACAATTAAGTCAAAAAGTAGCAACCATAACCAAGGAACATAAGTTCTTCAGTGAGAATGTAACATGCCCTACATGTACTCAAAATATAGAAGAATCGTTTCGTTTAAATAGAATTAATGATGCTCAAACTAAAGCAAAAGAGTTGCAAACTGGTTATCAAGAACTAGAAAAAGCAATTAAAAACGAAGAAGAGCGAGAGCATCTCTTTACTAAACTATCAAAGGAGATTACTAAACTCAACAATGACATTTCTCAAAACAATACTCGGATTTCTGGATGTCAGCGACAGGTCAGAGATTTGGAATCAGAAATTCAAAAACTTACCACTCAACTTGCAAATCGAAATACTGAGGATGAAAAATTAAAAGAGTTTAATCAAAGTCTCCAAAACATTTTTAAAGAACTAGCAGATAAGAAGACCGATATCATGTATCATGATTTCGCATATTCGCTATTGAAAGATGATGGAGTTAAGACAAAAATAATTAAAAAGTATCTACCACTTATCAATCAGCAGGTTAATCGTTACTTGCAGATGATGGATTTCTATATCAACTTTAAGTTAGATGAGGAATTTAGTGAAACGATAGAATCACCCATACATGAAAACTTTTCATATAGTTCTTTTAGTGAGGGTGAAAAGATGCGTATTGATTTGGCATTACTTTTCACTTGGAGAGAAGTAGCAAGAGTTAAGAACTCAGTTAATACTAATCTATTGATTATGGATGAGGTATTTGATAGTTCACTAGATACTTTTGGTACCGATGATTTCCTAAAAATCATAAGATTTATAATTAAAGATGCGAATACCTTTGTAATATCACATAAGATTGATATGCAAGACAAGTTTGAAAATGTCTTGAAATTTGATAAAGTAAAAGGATTCTCCCAAATAGTGACATGAACACACCTAACTGGCAACACAATTCTGGTAAACCCCAGAAAAGAAAATTAAAACCACAAGCGTTACGTCAAGCAAAGAAAAGACGCAACCAGTTGATAAAGTGTCTACTTAACCGTCCCAAGGGGCGGTTTCGTCATTATAATAGATGTATAAGATAATTAAGCACATGACTGTAAGACACGAAGTAAAAGGACAACTCGCTAAGTTACTAGCAACAGAAGATCTCATAGTAGAGAGCAAGAAGGTTGAGACTGCATGTTTCAATGTACACACTCGTGTTCTTACACTACCAATGTGGGATAAAGCAAGCAACAATGTATATGATGCACTTGTAGGTCATGAGGTTGGACACGCACTATTCACACCCGATAGTAACTGGTTTGAAGAGATAGACATTCCAATGGGTATTGTGAATGTTGTAGAGGATGCTCGCATCGAAAAGATGATGAAGAGAAAGTATGCAGGACTATCAAAGACTTTTTACTCAGGTTATCATGAGTTAAGTGATTCAGACTTCTTCAAGATTCAAGGTAAGAACTTAAATACATTCAATTTTGCTGATCGTGTAAACCTATACTACAAGATTGGTAACTACAATGATATCCCTCTTAAGAATGATCGTGAGAAGGAATTACTTTCTATGGTTGGTGCTACAGAGACATTTGAAGATGTGCTTGATGTTTCTAAGTTACTTCATGAGTATTGTAAGCAAGAGATAGAAGATATGAAGAAAGAGTTAGAGCAGAAGATGGAAGAAGAGGAGCAAGCACAAATGTTTGGTGGATCAGGTAGTGGACTTGGTGGTTCAAGTGATGAGAATTCTGATGAAGAAATAAATAACGATACACAGTATCAGGTAGTAGATGCAGAAGAAGACGATGAGTCCGACTTTGAAGATCAACCTTCATCAAATATTTCTATATCTCAGATCCCTGCAGCGGAGTTGGATGCAGCAATACAAAAGATTGAAGGAGGAGAAGGAGGAATAGAAATTAGTTCTGCAACTGCATTAGATAGATCAATACAAAATCTAAACAAATCTGATTCCGTCCAGAACGAATACTTTGAATTACCTCAAGTTAACACTGGTCATATCATCATAGATAATGCTCACATCCATAAGTGTATAGAACTTGAGTGGAATGATCAGATTACAAATAAAAAAACACATCAGTATCTTGAGTCGGAATATGATCCTTCAAAATACGTTCTTGAATCTCTTAATGATGCAAAAAAAGACTTTAAAGATTTTAAGAAGTCTGCACAGAAAGAAGTCAACTATCTTGTAAAAGAGTTTGAGATGAAGAAGTCAGCATCTGCATATGCTCGTGCTGCTACATCAAGGACAGGAGTTCTTGATACAACTAAACTTCATACTTACAAATATAATGAGGATCTATTTAAGAAAGTCACAGTTCTTCCTGATGGTAAGAATCACGGATTAGTATTCATACTTGATTGGTCAGGTTCAATGAACAATGTTTTAGTAGATACTCTTAAACAACTTTATAATCTAATCTGGTTCTGTCGTAAAGTTCAAATACCTTATGATGTATATGCATTTTCATCAGACTATCCTAGACCAGCTATGCATGCAAATAGAGAGACCTTCTACGAACCAAAGGATATGATGGCAGAAGTAAGTAATCAATTCGCTCTATTGAATATGTTCAGTAGTCAAACTAAGTCAAAGGATTTAGATACACAAATGATTAATATTTGGAGGTCTGCTTGTATATTTGCTTGGAATTACAGCACACCTTACTTAGATGTTCCATATGGATATAGATTATCTGGAACACCCTTAAATGAAGCAATGGTCTCTTTACATCAACTACTTCCTAATTTTCAAAAAAGAACTGGTGCAGAGAAAGTTCAGTGTGTAGTTCTTACAGATGGTGAAAGTCAACCACTTAAGTATCATCGTGAGGTTCAAAGACAATGGGAAGATGAACCATATATGGGCACAAATTATTTTGGTGATAGTTGTGTATTGCGTGACCGTAAATTAGGTAAGACTTATATCTCAAAAGATTCTGGTAGATATGAAGCAACTGATATGTTACTTGAAAATCTAAAAGATAGTTTTCCACAAACTAATTTCATTGGTATCCGTATTCTTCCAAGTCGTGAAGGTGGTTCATTTATTCGTAGATACTGTGGATATGAAACTGATGCATCAAATAAAATGATGCTTCGTTGGAAGAAAGAAAGGTCTTTTGCAATCACTACATCTGGATACCATACTTACTTTGGTATGGCATCATCTGCTTTGAATAATGATGGAGAGTTTGAAGTTAAAGAAGATGCAACTAAAGCAGAGATAAAGAGAGCATTTACTAAAAGTCTTAAAGGTAAGAAGATGAATAAGAAAATATTAAGTGAATTTATAGAATTGGTTGCGTGATAAATAAAAATACCTTACAATAATAAAATGATTAGAATTACACCTAAAGATGCGAAAGGAATGATGGATGCATACAGCAAAGTTTATGCACCCAAAGAAGAACCCAAGGTTGAAGCAGAACCTACAGAGGAACCTGCAAAAGAACCAGAAGCAACTACAGAAAAATGACTAGATTTTCAGAACTGTTAATGACTAATGAAGTTCATTCTGCATATGAAGATATCACCACTTCTTCAGTAGAAGATACAGCACCTGCTTCAGTAGAAGACCCTGTGAATCCAGAACCTCTTGATTTTGATTCTATGTCAAAACTTGAGTTAGAAACATTTGGTCGCACAATAGGTATTGAACTGGATAGAAGATATAGTAAGACTAAATTAATCAAACAATTGCAAGAGCATATAGAATATATGGAGACAATGTAAACCAGTTGATAAAGTGGCACAAAGGGGGTTTCATCAACCCCCTTTTTTGACTATAATAATACTATAGTTAAGAAACAACACTTTTATTATTATGCCTTTTGAAACAAAAATGACTTCCGAGCAAGCAATCGAAAAACTCAAGAACCTATACGGTACAGAGATTACCACAGCAGATATCAAAGCATTCTGTGCAATGAATGATATCACATATCAAACTGTCACAAAAAAACTACAACCATTCAAAGTTTCTAAAGGTAAGTGGAACCTTGAAGTTACAGTTGAAGCAGTTGAGAGTATCGAGAAGTCTTTCAACTCCCCTGCAGTAATTCCTGCATCAGAAAAGAATTTAGTTCCTGCAGTTGATGCAACATTCTTGAAGTTTGGAAACTTCCCTGATGTTAAAAAGATTATACAATCTAAGCAGTTCTATCCTACATTCATTACTGGTTTATCTGGTAATGGTAAAACATTTGGTGTTGAGCAAGCATGTGCTCAGTTAGGTAGAGAACTTATTCGTGTTAACATTACTATTGAGACAGATGAAGATGATCTGATTGGTGGTTTCCGTTTGATTGATGGTAATACAGTATGGCACAATGGTCCTGTTATCGAAGCACTTGAAAGAGGTGCAATACTACTTCTTGATGAGATTGACTTAGCATCAAACAAAATTCTTTGCCTACAACCAGTTCTTGAAGGAAAAGGATTGTTCCTTAAGAAGATTGGTAGATTTGTTGAACCAAAGAATGGTTTTAACATAATTGCAACAGCAAATACAAAGGGTAAGGGATCTGATGATGGTAGATTTATTGGAACAAATGTTTTGAATGAAGCATTTTTAGAGAGATTTCCTGTAACATTTGAGCAAGCATATCCAAGTGTAAATAATGAAATTAAACTTCTTCGTTTACATTCTGCAAGTTTCGGATGTCATGATGATGAGTTCCTTACAAAACTTGTAGATTGGGCAGACATTATTCGTAAGACATTCTATGATGGTGGTATTGAAGAGTTAATCAGCACACGTAGACTTGTTCATATCGTTCGTGCTTATACTATCTTTAAGAACAAAGCGAAAGCAATCCAAGTTTGTATAAATCGTTTTGATGATGAAACAAAGCAGTCATTTATGGAATTATATGATAAAGTAGATGCAGACTTTGAAATGCCTGAGACAAATGAATCTGTGGAAAAGTTATAAAAATGTCCTACA